GTCGCGTCTCTGTGGCCGAGTCCCCACCGATTGAAGTGCCCCCCTGGGCTGCCGGGTTACCCGCCATCATGTTGAACCATGACATCATCGAACCTAATGCCGCTTCATTGCTGTTCTGCTGACCCCCGAAACTTTTGACCTGCACGCCATCGGGATCATCGCACTTAACCGTGTCCCCATCCCTCGCTTGTTGCAACTCCTCCGCATCGTCCGCCGCCGACCCCCGATACGCAACCACGTCTTTCTGTCGGGTCGCTTGGTCGATGATCTTCTTCGCCATCTTGTTTGCCAGGATATGTAGGTCATTCCATATCCCAACGGCGGGAACGGGCAGAGGATTGCCCGGAACCGGAGGAGTTAGAGAAAGCAGGGTGTACGGACCATCGTCTAAACCATAATACTCATCGACCCGTAGATAGTCGTCAAAGGCCGCGTTGGGACCAATCGGCACTGTGACGATGGCTTTGGCTCCTGGCACCCAGAGTTCCGCGATCTCAACCTCATCCTCCATTGTCCAGATGTCTTCCGCCTTCAATTCCCGCATACTGAGGCCGTGCGCCCGTTCATCCTGTTGTTTACTGGAGACACACGAAAGCTTCTCCACCAAATCGTTTTTGTATAATCCACTATCCAGGAGCACAGAACGGGGGACATACATAGAATCGCCTAGGAACCGAGCGTCACGGAACAGATGATCGCGGCTTGATGGATCAACACAGAAATGGTCGAAATCAACGGCTTCGGTATATACAGTGCCGGCTTCAATCCGATCCCCCTCATCCAACCCGTACACACTGTCGCTCGCCGCGAGCCCAGTCTTCAACACCCCCAAGGTAAAGATCGCGTCAACGATCCACCGCCGATACACGGAATCAATGTCAATCTCCTGGGAGTGCTGATTCAAAGCGAGACTCAGCAACTCACCATAGTCCCTTGCCATCAGGTACTTAGATCGCACGTTGAACGTCGGAAAGTTCATCACGACATATGGGAGTAAGATACGAATCGCGTTGAAGATCAGATTGAGCGGTTCACCCCCAATCCCACCTTTTTCCTGATCGTAGTATTGCCCGACGTAATTACGCAGGAACATCAATCTCGCACTCCTGAAATTACTAAACCGTTCTCGCCCCTTGAGAACGGCTTCTTGCACCTGTTTTGGACTGATGTTCATCGGCATAGCTACACTCAATGTGAAAAGTCAAACGTGGTTTGCGGTTGTCTCGCGGCCTTCTTCTGTTTTTGGAACTCCCGGAATCGCCCACCGATAGAATGTTTCGGGGTCGCCTGTTCTTGTTTACGAAACTTGGGCATATCCCCCCTTCCCACGACACACAGCATATCCGCTATCACCCTGTCCCCATGACACTTACGGGCCGAATCCGACTCTTCTACCAGTTCCGCCGGACCAATCCCGCCCCCCTCATAGTGGACATAGGTAAGGGCTTCATTCAGAGCCTCTTCGCTGTGGTTGATGAAGGAACCACGCGCGTAGACTCTTCGCAAGAGTCCCAAACACGTAGCCTTTTTCTCGGGAGTGGATCGCCAGCCATACCTCCTACCCCGTTTTTCCGAGATCGTTCCCACTACCCGGTCAAAGAAGATGTTGGGGTAGTTGTACTTGTGAACAATGATATTTCCAAAGTCAAATCCGGGGTCGCCATTATTTTCCCAGATCAGGAGGGGACGACTGCGGCCCCCAGCCCACAACAATGCCGCACAGGCCAACTTCGCCAATTCATAGGGGGGCGTGTTCGCGTCGGCATACTCGGCAACCTTCTCCTTCGTCTCATTGCAGAGAAGGGACATTATGCTATTGCTAGCCCCCTGCCCCTTGCTGATATCTACCCCTAGTGTATAGCTCTTCGTCTGATCGGGTCGCCCGTTTTCCAACTGACACCACACACGCCACGGACCCTCTCGCGGCCCCCGACGTTCGATATCTTGATACCGCCGCCGGACCAGTGCATCCCTCACCTTGTCATCGGAGATCGTCTTCTTGAAGTTGAGATGCAACTTGTAGAGTGGGGGACGGGCGAACAGTTTCTTATGTTGTTCAAGGATCATCGCCTCGAAAAAGGTATCGCCCGAACCAATATGATCCATGTCAACGTCAACGGCCAATTCCTTCGGCGTTCGCTCCTTTTCCTCATTGTCGTACCACGGGGAGCGAATCTTGAACCGCCCGAGGGCATCCTTGCCGACATATCGCCCCAACCCCTTCTCGGGATGTTCCCACCACGGCAGTACAAACACGGGGATCGTGCCGCTCAACCGCCATTTACTAAACGCCGTGCCCGCTCCGTGCGGGGTGGAACACGGGAGACGACAGGCACTTACGTCACGGGTACTCCGCTTAATCGACTCCCCCTCTTCCATTTTGGCCATTTCGTCAAGGAAGACGGAGGTACGCCGATCAGACGAACCCGCCGTCGCATTTGACGATTCGCCGTCGATACGGGTGCGGGTATCGAGGTTGACCAGGTGCATTTTCTTTCGGGTCATCCGGGGCAGCATCCACTCGGGCAGGCGATTGAGCATGTAATCAATCTTACCGAATAGAGTGCCGGGATCAGCCAGGGACCCGTGCGGGTAATTCTTGGGCATCCCGTCCAACTGGTCAACCGCGTCTTCTTTACGCGAGATCATCAGATGTGTTTCGTCATTGTGGAAGAGGAAGCGGTGGGTGTAAACCCCAAGGTGATCCCAGGTTGCGCCCATGTCACGGCTCTTATCCGACAATCCTTCCTGCCCCTTGTCTATCTTCTCCTGAATCCAGAGGACGTGTTTATCCTGCAAATCCCACGTTATAAACGGAAGATGCGCGTATTCTGCTTGTCGCACCTTTCCCCCTACCCCCGGTTCAAAAATACGAAGAGTAAAAACAAAGGCATTGACAAAAAAGAGAACTGACTTTGAACTTGCGGTCATCAGGTCGATCTGAAAGTCGGTGTCCGTCTCCGCCGCCGCAAGTAACTCAGCCCGCCATCGGAGATTCGCTCCGGGGTGTTTAGGGACCGAGAGGCCGGTGATCGGACAGGTCCAGAGCCGTACCCCCCGTGGGAACGGGGTTGGGAGTTCGGGCTGTGTTGCAAAGACGTTGGGCATATCAGGGTTTAGGTCTATGCACGGGGGGTCCGATCACCGATGCCGCCATCTTATTCAACCTCTGCTTGGCTAGCTCTCTGACCTTATCGGCGGCACGGATTCTTGTGTCGTCTTCCGGGACGGCGGTCGTAGCTCTCCCCTCCAAACGGTCATAGAGAAACTGGCCAGCCCATGCGACGGGAGGATGAGTCACGTCTTTGAGCGTCCCATTCTCGTCCCTGACCTTTTCCGTGTACCCAAGAGCAAGGTTCCAAAGTAGCCGAGCAAGGGACTCGGCTCGGGTGATCGGCGTCCCATCATCGGTGACGGAGAACGCCTCCTCGGCTAGCTTTCTAACCTCAGTCGTCAAAGCTCTAGGCGAGAACCTTTGCGCCATTAGTCCAACTTCCAGCTAGGCTTGACCCCGGCAGTGTCGCTGTCAAGTGATGTGAGCCGAACCTGTAACCATCACAATTCCCGCTGCGGCGGCTTTAACTTCGGGGATAAAACCCTTCTTTAGAGCAAATCCCTCGGGGCCTCCCTCAAAGACGCTAGAGCCGTTACCAAACCCCGCGATCAGGCAACCCGCGTCGTAGTCACCGTCTGCATCTCGATCCTCAAGCACTTGGGCTGAGGTCACAGCCGCAACCGCGAATAGACAGAGGCTGTCAATCAGCAGTTGCTCAGTGGACTTGAGCGTAACTACCGTCCCATTCTCATCATATAGGATGACGGGAGCCGATGCCGCCGAACAATCAGCACTGTAGAACTCAACCCGCACGAATTTTCCTCTTGCACCCATATTTCACTCTCTTCGGTTTGCCCGCAAAAACTCTGTCCCAATTCTTAGCGTAAACCCCATACGCTACAGACATTGGACGCTGAAGATCACCCTTACCATTTCCACTCGTATTCGACCCAGATTCCGATGTCTCTCCACGTGACATCTCCACACACCTCCATCTGAAATGGCTCGGCCGCCAAACACCTGGACGAACACCCCGCTGAAGCCAGCAGAATTAGGACGATAAAGCACACGCATAGCCACTTCTGCATCAGGTCGCCTCGATGGACACGAATTCGTAGATGCTGCCCACGATTTGGGGTTCTGCACGTATCCCGGATGTGTCTTCAACGTTTTTATCAGGCGTGAGCCACACATTGTTGAGCGCGTGCCATACTCCGGGGATATTCAAGCGAACCCCAGAGGGATTGCAGGTTAGAAAAACTATGGGACGATTAGGATATAACCTTTTTAGTTCAAGGGCTTTGTCACGAACACGGACAGGAATACAACCGGGGGTCTCTGGATACATATACCAGTCCTCGGCATTCTTCACGATCTCCTTACCCTGATTGCCGTGGCACACCACCACCAAAGCAGTCGGAAATCTGCGTGCCACTTCTCGCTTCCATTGCTCGATAACGAGCGTGTACTGGGGGCCTTCCACGTAGAGTTCGGCTTTGATGCCGTCGTAGACGTAGACAGGTGCGGGTTGAAGAAGATACCCCAGGCCGATTCCACTCCACAGTAGGAGGTTCAACCACAGGAACATGTTCACCTTCGGATGGGAAAAGAAACGGCTACACTCCCCTCGGAGGTGACGGATGAATCGCCAATATCTCGCACCCCATTGCGAATAGTCATAATCATCACACTGCATCGTATTCACCGCTTCTTTTTTGTCTTACAGATTGACTGAAGTGTCAGAGATTAAACAACCTCATCCTCATCCACCGAATCATCTGGATCAGGTTGAGAATCCCAGAATAGTCGCATATTTTCCTCGCGATAAGGGACAAGGAAAAAAGAAAAGAACACTCTATTATACCACATAACCAGCCCCGTGTCCAGTAAAAACCGGATTATTTTGCAGATTCACACGGACTACCCTTACGGGGGGAATGAAAGTTATACCGTATAAGTTGTATAACTCAGAAAACGTAAATCCTTACTGGTAATAGATATAAAGATCGGAGTCCCGCGAAAGAAAAAGTGAGGGTCATACCGGCGGGGGTCCGATAGCAAGGTCAACGTCCGATAATAACGCATGGGATTGTGGGCATAGGATAGAGTATCCAGCGCCTAATGTGTGCTAAACCCAGCAGCATCAGGTAGTTATCTTATCGCATGGGCATGGATGATACTCTAAGACGATACTCCCAGACTCCCAGGATGCCAAAGGTAGGTTTATGACGGCATGATGCCAAAACACCACATGATGATGCCTAAACGCCACATGACGAGAGTGAATGATGCCTAAACGCCTCAATAGTCACCCCGCGACTGCAAAAATTGCAGTGTCCTATACGCCCTATACAGTAATTGTCTAACTGTTAGGTTAGCGTTAGTAAGTGAGGGGGTGAATACGGTTTGACACCATTCCCACTCCCCCTCTATGTGCGCATGTGTGTGTGTGTCGCGTACATGTATGTATGTATTATTTTTCTTCACGCGTAGAGAAGTAGATATGGTGTCAAGGAGTATTCACCCCATGACTTACTACCTTTAACCTAACCTATGGGTTATAGGGTTTGTTTTGGGTTATAGGGCATGGCGATTGCTCTTCGCCAGACACGTCCACATTGTCGCATTCAACGGATTGGGGCCTGGGAGTCGATTTGCGGGCTTTGGGGCATGGGGTGATACTTTGAGTCGTTTGCGGTTGAGTTTGTGCCCCACCGATGACGCTATGCCCCCTATTTTGGGTTTTGAGGGAGTCCGCGAACGTCCGCTCTCCCTGATTGAGTTATTGAAGAATGAGCTTGTTTGCTCCCTTCCCCAACGTAGGGTATAATTCGAGCATGACTACCCAGCAGAAGATTACTGATAGCCCTCCTATCCGCGAATTTGACTGTCGCGTATTCTCTGTAGCGTCTGATTCAATCACGATTGATGGCAGAATCACACGGCGGATTGCTGAGTTAGCCGAGGCTAGGGCGAAAATACTCCTAGCGATTGATACACTCCGGCCTGTAAATGGGAAGGATTATCGGCGCATAAGTGAAGCATCAAAAGAGATTGTGAAAAATGCGATTGCTCAAGCCGACTACGTGACTGGGGGGGGGTTTTTCATCGCTTCCCCGAAATTGGAGAACACAATCTCGCTACTCCCGTGGGAAGAATTTTGTCGGGAAACACAATGCCTTATCGAGGAATTAGACGCAATCCGCCATTTGCCAGAATTGCATGAAATTGTTCCTTTACAAAAAAGATTGCGGATTTGCCGCGAAAGGCTAAATACGCTAGTATCTCGCCGGGGGATGGTTGAGTTATCCTGTTTGAAAGTAGTATGAAAAACAAGTATACCCTACCTGCGCTTGAACGTGCTGCCGCATTGTGCGGAGCGACCGTTGTGGCGTTAGCTACCATCATGGCTAGCAGCTATAACACTGCCCATTGCTTGCTTGAGCGGGCGGGTAGGGTACACGGCGAGGGGTTTAATCTGTGGCAATGGCTGTACCGATCTTACAATCAACGTACTGGCGTTATCCGTCTCTTGACATGATCCCTGCAAGGCATGGGAGGGTTTGACCGAACACTAACAAAAGGAAAGCTATGTTTGACGCCGATCTTAGCGGCTGGAGTGTAACGGGTGGGGTGGCAGAACCGATGAGTATGAGCGAGCTATCCGTGTTTGATCCTAGAGTAAACGACGTTTACCGAACGGCATATGACAAACATATCAGCGAGAATGGGCCCATCGACGTAAATCGGCATCGTGGAGTACAAGTTGATGAAGCGGATAAGGCCGGTCGTCGGGCAGTACGCCGATACGCCAAGAGGATGGGAATTACACTTACGGATTAGCTAAACTGTAAAATCCCCTCTATGAAAAACAAATGCGTTATCTGCGGCCGTGAATGGAAATCCCCCAAGCACAAGCTCTGTTGCTCTTCAGCTTGCTTCACCGAGTACCACCATGATAAGGGGTGGATCAGCGGATACGAGTATGAAGAGAGAATCAAGCGAAGGGAAGGGAATCGCCTTGCGTGTCAACGTTACCATGATCGGGGGGATCGTCCACCACGCGACGATAGACCAGTACCCCGCCCTGCGTATTGCCGCGTGTGCAAGCGCTGCTACATGCCGCGTACTAACACTGTGACGTGTGGTTTGCCTGATTGCAGACGCGAGTACAAGCGAGCTAATCAACAAGCGAAGCGTCAAGGGCAGAGCAATGCCTGCCGTATGGCTCGCGGGGACGAAATAGACGATTTGTAACTTGACGCTAACTGGATTGTGTGGTATATGATTGCATCGGGGATACACTGTTGAGAGGAAAAAAGAATGGAAACGTACGAAGTGACTTTCGAGAATGGCGAAAAGGAGCGAGTAGTGGCGTCCGATCTATCCGAGGCCGTTCAAGAGGCAATAGATGCGATAATCGTCCGCCTCAAGCTAACTAGCGAGATTAAGGTAGTTATGGCCCTAGGAGTCGATTTAAGGGCTACGGCGTGTCGCGTCTAGCACATTTTCCCCCCCCTCCCTCATCCGCCTAACCCCGCAAGGTGCGGATGAGTTTGTTCTGCTGAGTTTAACAAGAGAGGAAACATGGCAAGGCTTAGCTGTCCTGATTGCGAGATAATGAGCATTAACGGACACGTCTGCCATGAGGCAGGTTGCCCGTCTAGCTGGATTGATCCATGTATGGGCGAAGGATACGAGCAGGAATGCAAATGGTGTGGCAGTTTGTTTGTGCCTAAAGATAAGGATCAAGCATTTTGCGACGAGTCTTGTGCAGAGTCCTATAACAGTTAAAGGAAAAACATGGCGACGAAAAAGCAATTGAAAGAGCAAGAGAGGGCGGAAGCAATCATGCAATTACGCAAACTCCTGCGTCCGGGTAGCAAGGTCTACACCATACTCCGGTCAGTATCGGCATCGGGCATGACGCGACGTATCAACTTGTACACTGTCTACAAAGGGGGAATGGCGTTCTTGACGGGTTACGCAGCCAAAGCTCTAGGCTATAGGTATGACTACAAGCGGGGTGGGCTTGTAGTGGGAGGGTGCGGTATGGATATGGGTTATCACGTTGTTTATTCACTTAGTCGTGCCCTATTCCCCAAAGGCTTTATCCCCGCAAAGGCGGGCAGACAAGGGCGGAATGGTACTCCCGCGATTGAGCGGGATACCGATGGGGGATATGCTCTTAATCAATCGTGGCTCTAGAGTTGTTGTGACAATACAGGTGGATTGTAATTGTTGACCGGGGTGCACGCGAGATATGGCCTACACCAAAAAACAGCGAAGAGTGTACAACGCAGCCTATCGACTCACTCCGACAGGCCGGGCCGCCCGCGCTCATGCTGCTATCCGTGCTGCTGTCCGACAACGGTTGCTTTATCCCGATCAGGTGGCCGCCCATCATGCAGTCAACAACGCTATTCGTGGTGGATATCTTATTCGCTTGCCATGTGAGGTTTGCGGCGAACCGAAGAGTGAGGGTCATCATTTTCTTGGGCATGTGAAAGAACACTGGTTCGATATTCAATGGTTGTGCAAGAAGCATCATAGCGAATTACACAAAGGAGAAAACAAATGCGACTTAGCAAACGCGACAACGGGAATGGGTATGTAATGTGGCTGAGTGCAAGGGATACCTACGCATGGGCGAACACGCCCGGAACCATGTGGCCATGCAGCAAAGTAGCTGGGCATCGCCTGGTTGTGGCAGTAGACAGGAATGGTCTATATGAGCTTACATTTGATGGGCATCGGGAGAACGTGGGGCTTGATGGGAATGAGCTTGACGCGATTGTCGCGGATCATCTACCCAAAGGGTTAAGGCATTTGTGGCCAACATGGGAGCAAGCGGAAGCAGCATAGCCCTCCTCTCTTGCCCCTCTCTGATCCCCGCAAGGCAGATAGGGGCTTTTCGCTGAATCCTACAAGAGGCGTCAATCATGCTAATGAGATACTGGTGGATAGAAAAGGACTTGGACGTTGTGAAGCAAGGCCGGACGGGCAGCTACAAGCGCATTTGCACCCTAACCGATGCGGCGTATAGGCAGGGGGCAAAGCTGTTCTATTCATACTCAGAAGAGGCACGGGCAAGATGCTTGCGTGAGCTAGCGGGAGAACCCGTCTGCCCACCGCCTGCATTGCACTCGATTACAGTAAAGGAACATACATGTTAGTAGAGGATCAATTATTATTGGGTGAATCGGGTAATCTCCCCGCACCAAAACTATTTCGGTGCGATAGGCCAGACGCCCCCAGTCTAGTGACACACGCTGAACTGAGAGCGTTTTTTGCCGGAGCGGATATTCTTCATCCGTGTAATCCGTCGCTGGGGGATTACCTGTGTAGAGAGCGCGATCTGGAGGAAAAAGACATGCCCTCAACCCCCGGACGAGTTGTACTCGTCTGCCAATTAAAGAGGAATGGGTCCGGGTTTATCCAAGTACGATGGGGTGAAGCATTCACGCGAGGGTCGATTCTCGCGGAATATCACTTTGCTGCGAGTGAAACAATCGAGAGCGGTAACTAATGGCGCACATGATATTTTACGCCAACAACATAACACAAACAGACGATCCCGTCTGCCCACCGCCCACATTGCACTCGATTACAGTAAAGGAACATTAAATGGGCGAAGAGTATTATAACGATATCGCTGACAGTTTGCGTGACTGGAATAGGGTGCGTATGCCCGATGGGGGGTATGACGAAAAGTTACGGGCAGTAGGGGAATCCCTCGCCGATGCGTTTGATACATATCCTACCGATGGGCTTGGAGAGGGATACAACCGAGGGGCTTTCCTAAAGCGGGCGGGAATCACTGAGGAGCAAATGGTATGAGCAAGGTAACAATGACGGAAGCATTGGCTCGTGACATCGCCGCCGATGCTGCTAATGCACAAATGCGGGCAGCGGGGCGAAAGAAATGGGATCGGGACGACTACAACCTAGCGGTGCGGGGGTATGTCAAACTTTGGCCCGCTGAGGAAAGAATGCCCGCTATGGACAAAGCGGAAATGCTACATCGCATCGGGGAGAACCTAAATAGGCCAGTATCAGAGCAAGGCGATGGTGGAATCAAATTGCGGTTGTTTAACCGGGAAAGTGAAAAGGCATGACCTGTGAGCGATGTAAGAGACACCATCTACCGGGTGATCCTCGGCGTTTGAAATTTCGTCGTGGGCGGGGGGTTGCTGATCCCGTGCTGGTGGGGGGAGAGTTCCTAGCCCGCGTGGACAGGGGGATTATCCGGTTTACTTGGGACTTTTATCTATGTGACGATTGCGACAGGGCAGATATCTACAATTCCATTCCTGTTGAGCGTGTCACCCACCCCCGATGGAACAACTACCTTGCGGAAGATATCTGCGGTGTCCTTTTCTTTGCGTGGCACAAACCAGGAGTAGCAGACCATTGCCGATGGATTGCAGGGCAACTACAAAAGCTGCTGGGGGTGGGGAATGAGTAAGGGTTATCCGGAGATACGATTTACCCCTACAGGGATGAGGGTGATGAGCAAATTCTATTGGTGGGTTTACCATGGGCGTGTAATTCTGAAGATGGGGGTATGTCGCCGCAATTCTGGCTTGAATCGGTGGATTAGGTGGGCGCACAAACAAGGCGCACAGCTAGCCTACGTCTATTCCCTGGATGGGGCAGAGCGGGCGTCAATCATCGAAGAGGAAAATGCAATGACACAAGAGCAATGGGAGAAATACAATGCCTAACGGGAGAAGTATGGATAGTAAACTAATCCCGTTTCCATGTCGCATACGCTACCAGTGTCCGGGGGGTGACGTGGTAGCGGTTTGGGACACATGCCCGCCTTACGGCTTTCAGGGATACTGGATTGAAGATGCCCAGACGGGAAAGCGGCTGACCCCCCGGTATTGGAAGTCATCGGCAGAGGCGCGTATGCAGCTTGCTGAGCTTATTAATCTTTACGGGGGCGAGATAATTGGAGGTGAGCGGTGAAACTCCCTAATCAGATGACACTCGCGGAAGTGACCGACTGGGCATCAGGGAAGATGGTAGAGCAGCATCATGCGCACAAACCCCCGTTCTCTAAGGACAATCCCGCGACAATAGATAGGGCAGACGTGCGAGAATGGATAGATAAGCTGGCTGCTTTAGAAGCCCAGCAAGGTGCCGTGCGACGTGCTCTATGGGCAGCAGCAGGCTTGCCGAAAAGGTCATCGTGGTATGAGTCAGAATGGCAGGGGGTATCGTTCGCTCTTGCATACGCCCGACTGCTGAAGGGCGAGAATGCTTGAGCTTTTGACCGAATTGGAAGTATGGGGGGTGCCCCCGGATTGCTTGACATTCGCTCAATGGAGGGAATGCGTGCACAGACGGCTGGAAGAAATCATGCACACTCTAGAACGGGAGCGAGTACATCCGGGCTACGGGTATGCCCTACGCCAGGCTCGCGCTCAAGTGTGCAGGGGGTTAGAAGATGCTTGAACTTTTAACTGAGGCACAAGTTGCCGCTCTAGCTCAAGTGCATCCTCGCACGATACGGCGTTTGATTGATAGGGGCAAGTTGCCCGCTCTGAATTTTGGGAACGGACGGCGGAAAGTCTATCGTATAGACCCCGCTGCTTTGCTGAATGTGCAACCAGTACATCTGCCCCTCCCCCGTGAGAGGTATCGAAGGAGTCAACCTGCGTCGATACTGGGGGGTGTGGAATTGCGTGCTTGAAACAGCCTACGATAGATCGTCATGGCGAGGCGCTTCAGCCTGGCAAGGGGGAATTGCCCTTTGATATACGTCTGATCCCGCCCGGCCAATCGCTGCCCCATCATACGCTTTGCGGCATTATCATCGTCGCAATGGGCGGCAACGGTGCGGGCCGTGCGGCGTAGGGTGTAAGGAGTAATCCCCGATAGCCTCGCAGACTCGGCAAGCTCGCGGAAGGGTCGGCTAATGCGGTTAGACCGATGCACGCGGACACGCTGCTGCTGAACAGCGTTTAGCTCCGATACCATCTCAACATCGACCAGGGGCTTGCCATTCGCTCGCGTGAATACGAGATCACCCGATACGGGCAGTAGCGCCTTTAGGGATTTCCGGGTTCGCTTCCACAAATAGCACTCTTGCCAGATGCCCGTCTTCCATCGGCGTCTTCGTAGTCTACCTGATTCAAGGTTGAAATCATCCCAGCGTAGGCGGGCAAGTTCGGCGGGGTTGATCGCTGTGTTGAGCATCAGGAGGATCATCGCACGCCATCTAGGTTTATCGCGTGTGGCTCTAAGTAGTTTGCGCACAGAGCGGCGGCCTAGAATAACCTCAGTGCGATTCTCTTGCCCCCGTCGTAGGTGATGAAGGGCAACAGACTCGCTATCAGTGTTGGGGGCGGCGAACTCCCGGCCAAAGCGAACGGGCGTAATCCATTCCTGATCCATTGCGTAGTTGAAAGCCGCCTTGATACAGGCTATAACTCGCTTCGTTGCGTGCGGCCCGAGCTTGCGAGTTTCAAGGGTTGCTCGATACGTTGCGAAGTGGCTGGGTTTGAGACTGGCAGCATTTGCTCCTGGTCCGATAACTTTGGAGAAGTCGCTAAGATTGGTGTCGTAATCACGGTAGGTTTCTGGTGCGAGATGCTTGTTAGTCACGTCCTTAGAGCGGGCGAGAAGGTAATCCCCCATGAGCTTTCCCACGGTGATATCGCCTACGACCATGTTGCTGACGCCGGCAATATGGTCCAGACCCGCGTAGATGCCGTCCTTGCGAGTAAGCCACGCGATCAGGGCTTGCTCGCCCTGGGGGTCAGATCGCCACGAGCCAAAGTAGTACGCCCGCTTGTTCACGATCTTACGCCAAAGCCCGTTAGGGCAGGGCGTGAGCGGAAAATCAGGTCGGGGTTTAGCGGGGTGTTTCATGCTGGGTAGACCAATCC